AGCACAAAATCCTGAAGATCATCGCCCACGCAGCGGTCGCCGTTGACGGCAAGGGTGCGCTGGGTGCCGGTCTTTTCGGTGACGTTGCCGGTGCGGATGTACTGGGCATCCTCGGTGGTGGCGTTCAGGGAGCCGGAATGCTCCTTCACATGGTCGGCGCAGACGATCCACTGGCTTTCCTTGGTCTGGGTGCTCTCGATCTGGAACGCCAGCACAAAATCGTTCGCCGTCTCAATGCCGGTATACGACGCGCTGGGCGTGATGCCAGACTTGGTAATGGCTTCAGATACAGTCATATCAAAACTCCTTTCATTTTGGCATGTAGTAGGTCAGGCGCATCTGCAGCTGCATCTTACAGCTGCCCGCGCTGTTTGTGACGATGTAGCCGCTGTTCGTCACGGCAATGCCGGTGGGGGTTTTATTCCCGCCGCAGGCCGAGAGGTCGGGCAGGTTGTGCCGGGCATCCTGCTGCATGACCCACTCGGTAAGCTGCTCGAAAAAGCCGCTGTTCTGGATGTTAACGGAATCCATCTCGCTGTACTCACCGCGAGACAGAAAGAGGTAATTCTTCGCCATTTCCCAGCCGGAGATGTACTCGGTGATGATGGGATCACCGGGGCTGTCCTCGATGGAAAATGCTGTGGATTCTTCTTCCAGCCCGGCAATGCGGAATGCTGCACCGGTGGCTTCCTGCTCGTCGGCAATCAGCGGGCAGGTCTTGAGCCATGCCCGCAGGGCGGCAATGGTGGGCTTTACGGTTTCGCTCATTTGTTCCCTCCCAGAAACTGCTTTGCGGCATCATGGGCGAACTTTTCCAGCTCGTCCTTGTGGTCAGCGATGGCCCGCTGGCCCCAGTAGGAGCCACGGAAACGGTCAGCGCCGCCGCGTAGTTCGTTGCTTTGGCCCATCGGGTGCAGATAATACTGCGCTCTGGCATACGGCGTATTGTACACCAGCAGACCTTCCTTGAAGTCGGATGCCTGATTCACGCTGTTCTTCAGCGTGCCGGTGTCAAAGGGCACATAGGGGTCTACCGTTGCAGCCACTTTCTGAGAAAAGGCAAACTGCAGCTTTGCGAACCGCGCATCCATGTCGGCCTGAAAGCCGGGCCGGAATGTGATCTTGAAATCAAAAACCGGTGCGCTCATGCGATCAGCTCCCTTCCACGTGCCAGTGGGGCAGCAGCGGCTCCCGGTCGTCCGAGACAGCCGCCGCTGTGCAGCACAGGTGCGTTTTTTCGAGTTTGGCGTACTCGGCTTCGGTCAAGGCAGGCACCGCGCCCTGCACCAGCTTCCAGCCGCGTTTCAGGGTCCAGTGTTTGGCCTTCTCGGCAGCAGGCAGAGCCGTCCACTGAGCGTAGGGCAGATAGCCTGCCGTGCACACGCTGGCCGGGATGCGGATGTGGGTGGTGCGCTCCGGGTCCTTGGCAGTACCGGAGCCTGAGGTGGAGCGGCATTCTCGCCAGCTGCACCCGGCGAACACCCAGCACACCGGCATGTCAGTCTCGGTGGCAGTGTCGTGGATGAGGTTCACAACAGTAACGGCTGTCTGCATCACAAAATCCCCCTGTACAGCAGATCGTGCGGGTCACTGCCCAGCGCGGTGCGGATGATCTCATAGGCTTCCTGCCGGGTGGCCGCGGTCACGCTGGCATTGCTGCCAAAGGTGACGCTGTAGCCGTCGTTGGAGACGCTGGCAGCACCCGGTACAGCGCCCGCCGCAGATGCAGCGGCCAGCAGGCCGACGATCTGGGCACAGGCATCCGCCAGCGCTGCCCGGCAGGCCTCGCACCCGGCAGCGTGGCTCTCCGCCCGGCCAAAGGTGGCGGCATCGATCATGCGGGAAGCCCGGCTGCACAGCACACCGAAAGCAGCTTCCGGCACCGTGCCGCCCGCCGCCGCATACTGGTCATAGGTGCAGTAGAGCATGGGGCCTCCTTATGCTGCGACGGCAGCGGCGGTCAGGAATGCGAACGGGACTTTGGAGCGGTCGGCGTTCAGGCGGGTGGCAGGGTTCGGCAGTGCCCAGCCCATGCGCATGACCACACGCAGGGCCACCATATCCTGCTGGGCGAGGTTGTAAACGATCTCCTTGGTGGAAGGATCCTGAATAACGCCCTGATCCAGCAGCTTCACGGTGACGTCCTGACGGATGGAGTACACCAGCTTCTTGAAGTTGCCTGCGATCAGCTGTGCCTTGGAAGCATCAAAGCCGCCGTTATCCGGGAAGTACATCGGTGCGCCGTCCAGCGCGTAGGTGGTGGCACCCTGCATATCGGAACGGAACAGGGGACGGCCCGTGGTATCCACAAGGCCGCGCAGCTCTGCCTTTGCGGTCAGATCGCCGACCACGGCATCCACACCAAAGCCGCCAGCTTCCACCTTGGAGAACAGACCGTCCTTGCCCAGCAGCTTTGCATAGTCGATGGGGCCGGTGACTTTATTCTTGGCCGCAAGGGTCAGAACATCGGTCGTCCACTCGGTGGGGCGCTCGCCGCCGAACAGGATGGCGTTGTCGATCTTTGCGCCCATGGCTTCCCGGACGCGGGGCTGTACCTCGCCCATGATGTCAAAGCTGGAGTCTGCCAGCACAGCTTCAGGCACAGGAACAATGACGGCCAGCTCTGCAGCGGTCATATACACGTTGTCCCATTCCTGCTTGCTGGTCTTTTTCATGCCGGTGTCACCGTTGACCCAGTAAGCCAGCGGCAGCATGGACAGCACGGGGATCTTGGTCTGGTTAGAGGTCATATTGGCAAGGCGGGTGCCCAGCTGCATGACGGTGGAGCTTTTGGGCACGTCCTGCCGGATGGTGTTCACCAGCTGCTCCCGGATCAGGGCCTCAGCCTTATTGCGGGCGATTGCATCAATAGCCATAAGAATCAACCTTTCTGGCCGAACGCTGCGCGGAACGCAGCGTTTGCGGCCTCATGTGCGTTTGCGGGCTGGCCGGGTGCGCCGGTCGCCGATGCGGAAAAACGTGCCATGCCGCCGTCCGGCAGAATGGCACTGGGATCACTCTCTTTGAAAGCCTTGACATAATCATCAAAGCCCAGAATCTCGCCGTCCTTCATGGCAAAATTCTGGGCATTGGCATCTGTCAGAAATGCCTTGCGGGCGCTCTCGCTGGAAAACTTCAGGCCGGATGCCTTGCGTTCCAAAGCGTAGCCCTTTTCGAGGGCAGCGACCTGCGCGGCAGCATCGGTCTTGGCCTGTTCGGCCTTGGCCTTCCACTCCGGGTCGTAGCCCTCGAGTTTGCTGTTTGCAGTGGACAGCTGTTCGGTCAGGGTGGTTTTCTCGGCCTTGAGGGTGGTGATCTCGTTCACCTTGGCCGTGATATCCGCACCGTGCAGGTTCATGATGCTGTCCAGCTGGTCCGAGGTGATACCCGGAATGATCTTGCTCACATCTTCGCGTTTCACTTGCGATGTGCTCCTTTCTTTTGTCTGTTTGGTGGATAAGTCCCTGCTGTTTTGTATCGCGGTTCTCATTCCGCACGGGACAAGACGGGGTACGCGCCGCCTTCCGCTGTGGTGCCGCTTGCGGGAGTTGAACCCGCCACCCCCGGATTAAAAGTCCGGTGCTCTGCCAACATGAGCTAAAACGGCATGAAAAAAGCACGGTGCAAAACTGCATCGTGCTTGATAGTAACTAAAATCAGGCGCTTTAGTCAGTGTGCCGTTTTTTCTCGTCATCTACGAGCTGTTTTATCGTCTTTTGGAACTCGCGGCGTTCAACAACGGCTTGAATGAGGGCAATTCCGCAGAGAATGAGGTACAGCAACAGAAGAGCCAAATTGAGCAGAAGAAAGACTGTTTTTACGGTCAGATAAGTTTCAAGCATATACTTCTCCTAAAAAATGGGCAAAAGAAAACCACCGTCCGGGTGGATGGTGGTTAATCCTTATTGGCAAGAGCTTTGAGGTATTCCCCATACAGACGCTTTTGCTCTGCACGCTCGGCATCAATTTCGGGAGTAGAAATAACCCCTCTGCCGGGGACTGTATGTGTGCGCCGATATTCAGCTATTAGCGCATTTTCACGCCGGACGCTTTCCTTTGTGAGCTGGTCAATCTGTTCCAGAGTATAAATCATGTTCGCTTCTCCCTGTGATAACACTTCAAGCCAAGTCTGCGGCATGTTTCGTCAATAATGACATGCTGGATATTTTCTTCATAATCATCGAAGCCATACCCTCTGCTTTCCATTACGGCATTTCGCTCCTCGCGAACTTCCTCACACACGGCTTCCCACTGCTCAAACGTGATATTTTCAGGTACAACAAAACGATAGCGGTATTTGTAGTCAACCGCTTCCATGACAGCAGTACCGTCAGCGAATGCGCCGGGGATATCTGCGTCTGTGCTAAAAGAATATTGCGTGGTTTTCGGTGGATGGGTGTGAATGTTGTAACTACCTTCCAGTTTACCACCCAGATACGAACAGTCAACCCCTCTGGGATTGTTGTCGGTCATATAATGGACTTCGCCATCTTTTGTAATGACCATCATATGCTCAACGTCAGATTTTGCATAGCCAGAACAGAACGAATTTTTAAGCGCGTCAACCTGTTTCGTGTTGGTCGTATCGACCTTTCCCAAAACTTTACGCACGGTTTTTCCATTCTGTCCAGATGCGCCGCCGCTTCCTCGTGTACTTTTAGCCTCAGGAAGCTCTGCCTTTCGCGCCTGTGCGCTTGCCCTGCCGGCTTCGCTCCTGCCGAACTTCGGCACGCTGACACGGGCGCTGTCCACACGGCCACCCGTGGCCTGTGCAAACTCTGCAAGGCTCTGGCGGGCCGCTCTCAGGCGCACAGCGGCGTCGGTGGGGTCCAACCCGGCGGCGTCCTCGGCCAGATACCGCTTTTTCCAGCGGCGGACGCTGCGCTCCCGGGCACGCTGCATCTGGGATATCTCGTAGGCGGTGTACTTTTTGCCGTTCCACTCGATGTTCCGGGCGTTCAGGGTTTCCAGCTGCTCACGCGTCCACGCGGGCGGGTCGCCCAGCTCCGGGAAGCAGGCAAAGAACTGGTGTCGGCAGTTCCAGCCGCAAAGCCCTGCTCCCGTGCCGTAGCCGGTGGCGGCTTCAAAGTCCGGGTAGTGCTTGCCCTTGTAATCGACCGCGCCGCCCCGGTGGAACTGCCTGCCCTGCCACTCAGCGTGGGAAGGTCGTGCCCCGCCGTGGGCGGTGGTCTCGAAGAACTCCACGCCCATCTCGTCGGCGCGGGCCACCTGCAGCTTGCCAGCTGTCTGGTTCACGCCGGTCAGGATGGCACGGCGGGCGGCCACCTCGATGCTGTCCTTATGCCCGCTGGGGTATGTGACCATGGGCATTTCGTCTGCAAGGCTGTCCACAGCCTGTTTGACGGCGGCTTTGTAGTCAAAGGCACCGGTGCTCACTTTGAGCCACGCAGCGTCCAGTGTGCGTTCAAAGGCCCCTGTGACAGTGTTTGCCGTGGTGGCGGTCAGATTCTGCCATGTGCCGCAGGTCTGCCGCGCGCCGGCATCCAGCAGGTTGTTCAGGGCGGCACTCTCTTCAAAAGGGGGCGGCTCCATGTCGTAGTGGTAATAGATCGCGTCCTCCCGCTCCATGGCTTCGGTGGCGGCCTGCAAAAGCAGCTTGCGGATGGCCGTTTCGCTCTTGCCGGTGTACTTCGCCAGCAGCTTCACCACGTCGTTGCGCAGCGCCTCGGTCTGCTGGTAGCGCCACAGCTGCCAGTTAGCCGTGGGGGTCAGGGCTTCCATTTTGGAGATGCGCCGGGCCACGTCCCGCAGGATATCATCCTCGACCTGCTGCCAGAGCTGCACAAAGGCATCCGGCATCTGGTCGAGGTAAGACGGCGGCAGCATCAGGCACCCCCGAAGGTGAGGGCTTCAGGGCTGCGGTTCTCAGCAGCCGCTTCGGCGGCAATGGCCTTGGCATCGTCCTCGCTGTAGCCCTCAAACTCCACCAGATACCGCCAGAAGGGGAACTTGCCTGCGGTAACGTAGCCCCAGTACATCTGTTTGCGCTCTTTGGGGTCGGAGATGATACTGTCGTCAAAGTCAAAGGTCACGTTGCAGTCGCCCGGCGGGGAAACGGCTGTGCCGCTGTTCCACTGGGCATCCAGCAGCTTGCTGATGGAGTATACCAGATCGGTCAGCGCATTGCCCAGCGCCCGCTGCAGATCCTTGACGGTAGTGTAGCTGCGCTGCTTGCTGCTCCTGATCTCCTCGGCGGTCTTATCCACGTTCTGCGGGTCGGACAGGGTGCCGTAGGCAAGGCCGCACTGGAACTCCACCCGCTTGAGCATGGTATCCATCCCCCGACGATAACTTTCATCGCGCAGGGAAGGGGCAAACACCTCGTAAAAGTTCCGGCCATTGGCCCCGGAACTGCCGTTCAACCAGTTGCGGTAAAGGCGCTGCTCACGCCGCGGCATAACGCTCTCGCCGTTGATGTCGGGCCGAAGGGCGGTCTGGTCAACGTCAAGGGCCAGCTGCCCGCCGTCATACTCCCACAGCAGCCGCCCATACTGTTCATCGGTATCATGGATGGTGTCAACAGCAGCGGCATAGACGCTCACGCCCAGCGGGGAGTGCCGATCAGTGGAATTGCCGCTGGACACTCTGAAATAGCCCCAAAGCGGACGGTCTACATCGGAGAATTCGGTGTGCGGCGAGATTGCGGCCCATTCCGGCACATCGGTCAGCGGCACCTCGATGCCGAGGTCTGTACTGGTCATGGAACGGAACGCCTTGACCGTGATGCTGTACGTGCTGCCGGAAAACTCGTGATCTTCAAGACGAGTGTAAATGCGGTTGCCGCGCACCAGATGGTCATAAAAAATAGCCCCGGTCATGCGGCCAGAGCTGTCAAAGCTGGTAGGGCAGAAGCAATCCCCCTGCACAGCATCGATCTGGATGAGTCCATCTGCATCGAGGAAGGGCCGGAACAGGATGCCGCCCAGCGCACAGCCGTATTCCACCGGGGTGCGCAGATCTGCAATGAAAGGCTGCAGCATGGTGTTGATGCTGTCGGCGCGGGCACTGCCGGAAACAATGCATTCCATTTCGAGCGTGGTCAGACGGGCCAGCTCCGATGCAACACTCTGGGCAAGCTTCAGGCTGTGCAGGGCGTTCTTGCCGCCGTGGCACCACGGTCCGCCGGTATCGTACATCTGCGCCCACAGGATGATCGCATTCTCCATGCTGTAGGACACGCTGGCGCTGACAGTGGTATTTTCACCGAACAGCAGCCGTGCTTTCTCCCGCAGCCAGAAAAGCAGTCTGTCAAACATTACTTTCGTCTCCAATCTGCCCAGCGGATCAGCGGGGCCAGTATCGTATAGCAGAAATAGCGGATGTCGTCCATGGCGTGGTCGTTCTCCTTCACAACGCGGTCCTCTTTGGCTTTGTCGTCCCACGAGTACAGGCCGAACTCCCGGCGGGATGCCGAGCAGCTTTCGTGGATAGTCACAAGCCCGGCCTGCATCAGGGATGCCACGCAGCGGATGCCGTTAAGCACGTCGTTATCAGCGGGGATCACCAGATACTTGCCGTGCCGCCGGATGGTCTCGATGAAGGAAGCAGCGGACGGGTCAACCACCACCGCCTGAATGTAATAGCCCTTGGTCAGGCGTTCAAGCTCGGCATAGTGCTCTTCGTCCGTGCGCTGCACACGCTCTGCACGGCTGTCAAAATAGCTTTCCTTGATGCGCAGGGCCTTGCCATCATGAATGACCCACAGGCCAATGCTGCAGGGATTGTGCGTGCCGTAGTCGATGGACACGTAAAACTGCCCGTCGATGTGGGAAGCATCACCGTGAAAGAGGTAGGTGTCCTGCCCGGCGGAGAAGAAAGGGTATACAAGACCCTCGGCAGCTTTCCTTTTACCGAGGATATCACGGGCATACCAGACCGTGCTGCGGTCGTAGGTTGCAAGCACAGCCCGGAGCTGGTCGTCCGAAATGCTCATGTTATCGGCAATTGTGAAATGCCCATAGTTGAAGCCGTATTCTGGGTTCTCGTTCTGCTTCTTTTCGTGCAGATTCAGGATATTTTCATAGTACCAGTGACCCTCTGCCTTGGGGTTCAGGTCGTGAAATACCTTTCTGTCCGGGCTTGACAGGGTACGGTCGAATACTTCCTTGATGAAAGTTTCGCTGCATTCATTGGCTTCGGTGATGTACGCGGTG